GTCACCACCAGCAAATGTAGATGTTGCAGTTGCACTATGGAACTCATGTAGATATGGCCCACCAGTTAATAATGCTCCTTCTTCGGCACGAAGGAATAGATGAGGATAATCTCCACCATATATCAATGCACCATTAACAGCCTCTTCAAATCTGTGTATGTATTGATTCTTTGGACGAGATACACCGACATCTACTTCAAGAGCAGTTCCAGCATAACCTACGATTGGAATAGAGGTATCATATGCGGTTGATCTACTTCTTGGATAATAGTGTTGATATGCACCACCGTCTAGAGCGCAAGTAAATGCAAGACCAGTTAGAACAACGTCTTTACCCACTTTGTATCCGTGAGGTGCTGCAGTTGTGACTGTAAGAACACCAGTTATGTTATCATACAATGCACTAGAAACTCCTAGAGCAGGGTCGTAATCACAAGTGAACGCAATACCAGATAAAACAACACAATCGTCCTCTGTAAGACCGTGTTCTTTTCTTGTGCTTATTGTTGCAATACCAGATGATTCGTCATATTCTACATCACTAACTTGAACAGCAGGGCCACTTGTAAATGTGACTGCAATACCTGTTGTTTGAACAAAATCATCAGTTTCTAATCCATGTCCTTCAAATGGTATGAATGAACCGACACCAGCTTGTGCAGTGTGTATGCCTGTCGTGGTCATTGCAATACCAATATTGATATTGAAGTTAAGTGTGCTTACTATACCAGTAACACCAAAGAATTTTTGTGTATCCGATGGGAATGTAATGTCACCAATATTGGTGCTGAATTGAATACCAGATAATTTAACAACACTTGATGTTGTTAGTCCATGAGCAGATTGTGAAGTTACAGTTGCAACACCAGAAAGACTATCGTATTCAAAAGCGGCTATATTTTTTTCATCACCATTCTTTTCACCATGAGCTGTGATTGTGGTAATACCAGTAGGAGGATTTTGATTTATATGACTGATAGTTCTCGGACGATAGAATCCAGTTCCGCCTTCTACAATACTAAAGTTTGTAATTATACCAGCTTCTGCTTTGTTTACTACACCACCACCGACATATTCATGTTCAAAAGTAGAAATACCAATAAATGCCTTAAATGTATTTGTAGTTACTCCTATAATATCAAAACCTACTACGTTTCTACCCTCCATGATGGCAGTATCAACACCAGCACGAACTATTCCACCACTAACATATGAAAGTGGTTGTGTACTAACGCCAGCATCAACTGCAACATTGTCTGCATCTAAAATTTCTATGATTGGGTATGCATCTTCTCTGAATGTAAATGTAGAGATACCATTATATACTTGAATTTCTTTTATAAGTAAACTTCTACCTTGGTTTGTTCCTGTGCCAAGATAATGTCCACCAGTTACTTGTACAGTCGTGACTCCAGTAATGTAATCATATCCAAATGATGCAACATTTCTTTCTGGCGACACTGGAGTAAATGTGAATCCAGCACCTGTAATTCTAACTCTATCATCAATCTCAAATCCATGAGAAGTTGCACCAGTATTAAATGTACAAACACCAGTGATATGATTATAGATTGCCGTTGATATTGCAACACTCGTTGATGAAGCCTCACCTAAAAACGCTGTAATACTTGCACCAAAACCTTGAGATGATCTTACACTTATTTCTGGTATTGTTCTATATCCTTGACCTTTACCTTCTATCTGAATATGTTCTAGACTACCAGTAGAACCAACACCCACTCTCACAGACGCTTTTGTTGGTAAGTAGTATCCAGCACCAGTTTGTAATCCAACTTTAGCAAGTCTTCCTGATCTAGGAACACCACTTAAGAAATTAAGTTTGTTTTCTGCATTATCTAATATCTCAAAATCTAATCCAGGCGTCTGAACGACATTATTGATTAATATGAATGGATTGTTGTTTAAATCAACTCCTGTATTCACATTATTGTATAAAGCTGTGACTACACCAGTATTTTCAGATAGTGAAAATTGTGTGCCAGCAATGCCTGTAAATTCTAGTGAAATATCATCTAAAATTACGTTTTTATCTTTTTCGTCAAATGGATCTAATTTTCTAGAGAATAATCTACCAGAAAATGAAGAACTTGTTTCTAATCCTTGAGGGCCTGTTGCTCCGTACGGTGCATCTGTAAAGAATATATTATCATCTACAATATTGTAATCGCCAGCAAAAACAGAGTATGCAATTCCAGCAGAACTATGACTTGTTGACAAAGTTCCAAATGCACCTCTTTCTACAACAACTTGTGATTGTGAAGATGTACTAAAAACAGGAAAGTATCCAGCACCAGTGTTAAAGATGATGACTTCGGATATTGTCCCACCAATACTTATTTTTGGAAAGAAAACACCTTCCGTTTGAGGAGTTGTTGTTCCTTCGATAGTAATTTTAGGAGGATCTGTTCTTGCATAGCCTGATCCTCCATCTAAAACCTCAATACCTTGAACTCCATATACTGAGTTGAAGGTTGGTCTTAGGAGGGCTCCAGATCCAGGCGTAGTCCTTGGCATTTAATCGTTTCCCTCTAACTGATGTTAATAGAACTGCTACAATATACTCTTGTAACTCCAGTGCTGTCTCTAAGAATACTAAACGTTAAAATATCTTCATTTGACGTTGATGGTGGAGGATTACCACCCACCCATCTTACACCATTTGCAATTGCAGAACCATTGACTGTTACCGCATCACCGTAAGTGTATCCAAGACCAGCGTTAATGATAAGTGTGGATGTAGTCGCTTTACTGTTTTCTGAACTGACATTAGTGAATGCCCATGAACTGATAGTGGTTGTTGCAACACCACAAACTACAGATCCCAGAGAAACATCAACAGTAAATGTGCCGCCTGCACTCACAGACATACTATCACTAAAGTTACCTACAACTTTTTCCGTGATATCTGAGTTGAAGTTTACCTGATCCATCAGGGTACTTGCACCACTGACTAATACGTCACCCTGTACATCTAATTTACAAGTAGGTGCGGTAGAACCAACGCCAACATAGGCGTCTTTAGTAACAACAAAAGAATTGGCATCTGTTACATTTTGATCGGATACTCGCAATCCATGTCCATTACCTTTTGCAACTGCCCAGATAGTTGGTCTTTCCGCTGAGAATGATGCAACTTCTAATTGTGATGTAGGTAAAGATGTTCCGATGCCGACCATACCATCAGATTTGATTCTGAACATGGTCGCAGCAAAACCAACTTCTATTGGGCCATCTGTAATTGCACCAGGCTGTTGAATTGTAATCTTACCAATATCAGCATAAGAAAATGTTCCAACTCCAGAAGTGTTGATATTAATATCATTCGCAACACTCGCTGCAATACCAGCAGACGTAGATGTAGATGCAATACCAGCAGCAGTAGAATAACCAGCAGTTGTAGCAAAGGAAACAAAACTTACAAGGTCTGTACCATCTCCGAAAATATCATATATCTCGTTGAAGTTATCATTTATCTTTATAGTCCCTGCCAATAGGGTATCGCCCGTCCCATCATTCGGAGCCGAACCAGTACTAATCCCTTGTTTAGACATTACTTAAAAACGTTTTTTCTTTATTTATAGTTAATATGGAGGGTTATCATCCATAGTTATAAATTGACTATCAACTGACACTACATTTGAGTTAGCTCTCTTTGTGTCATAGAAGAAATTATTGTCAACAACTTTATTTACCTCAGCTGTTCTTGCTTGAGCAAATGTAGCATCTCCAATCTGTTGAACTTTCAATAATTCATCATCTATTTTTAGAATATCACCTTTTGCAAGTGATCCAATACCAGATCCAACAGTAATACCCTGATCAGTTGCACTAAGAGCATCATTTAGAGTTACATTAAGAAGTTTATTTTTTAGAGGTGTTTGTATAATATTATCAATCATTATCAAGGCTTGTTTGTTGGGATCTTGAACTTTCAAAAGATGTGTTCCAGTTCCTAATCCAACAAAGTCAAATGGTAATGATGTAGATAAACCAGCAACTCTGATGTTTACATCATCAACTTTTTGAACGAATAATTCGTTAGGCATAACATCAGTTCCACATTCTACTGGTGTAAGCAGTATATTGTTTGTTGGTGTTGCACCACCAATATATGTGCCTGCAATGGATATTGTGTTTGTAACAGCATATCCTGTTCCACCAGTTACAACCTCTACACCAGCAATATCTAAGTTACCGTCTCTTGTAATATTAAAGGTTGCACCTGTACCAGATCCATCATTTGTTGATGGAACGTTAGTGTAAGTTGTTTCGATTCCAACTCTTGATCCTGTTGTTTTAGTTACAGGGAAAGATAGGTCGTTTGCTGGTGTAGCACCACCAAGATATGTACCAGCAATACTTACAGTTTCACCAACAATATATCCTTCACCACCCTTAATCAAATTGACAGCTGTGGATATACATTGTCCAGTTCCCTGATCAAAGTCAAATTTAACTTGGAATACAGCACCAGAACCTTGTGTGGCGATGCCAGGGACTCCACCATCAATACTACCAAATCCATATAATACAAAGACAGGGCCTGGAGGATTCTGTGTAACAGCAGTTCCTGTCACTGGGCCTGGAATTTGAACGTTATATCCATTCTCAAACATTGAACTTCCACCTACACCAGAAGTAACTGCAGCCATCACAATGTCCTTAGTTCCTGTTGTATAGGATGTAGTTCCTATTCCTATCTTAGAACCACCTTGAGTATCAAGGCTAACAGTCTGTCCTGTTTGGAAATCATGGTTCTGAATAGAAATAACGTTTAAGTTAAGATCAACTATATTTGAATCCGATGCATCGTATGATTTTTTAAATGCTGGTCTTCCACCAGTTGTTAGTTGGAATTGTTTACTACCAACTAATGTTCCTGTTCTATCATGAGCACCATTAAATCCACTAGAAATATCATCAAAGGATATAACCTTATTGGTCTTATTCATGATGAAACTCTTAATTGGTCTGCCTTCTGGGAAGAATATTCTCTGTACAGAACCATCAGGTAATGCATCATCCTCAGTTACCATGGCAAAGTTATCTCTTTTACCCATGTAAATCTCATTATCAATATTCAAGATAAGGTCAACTGTAGTATCAACTGCCTTGACTCTCATGTTG